GACTTTATTTTTCCGTGGTTTTGTCCCGTTTTTGTCCCTCGCTGATTTTGTATCACGAGACAAGAATTTGCAAGTTACTGATTTACAACGGCTAAAAGCATAAATTCGAGACTTGGTAACGGCAACCACCAGTAACCACCAAAATGGCCTCCATGCTCTTTGTCATTACCCAACAGAGGTGACTGCCATCGATGCCTGTCTCCAATACTGCCGCCTTCATCTGTGCATTGAGTTCCTCAAAGGTAGGAACAGCGGAGAGTAATACTGGGTTGTCTTTCAGCGATACAAATGGACCTACCAAATTGGTAGCATTGTTAACCTTGTTCACACCGCAAACAATCTTATTAAGCAGCAGGCGAATCGCAAGTGGCATTACCTCTCGGATAATCATCTCCAGCAGGCCTTGCGACTGATTGAGTGACTGGTTTGTCACGGGTATAGCGATACCCATACGTTCCGGTGCTGCGGTCATCTTGCTGAATGGTATCTTGGTGTCGCTGAGTGATGCACCCTCACCTGCCAACTGCGCCTCTACCATCTCATACATCGGCCAAACGAAATCTCCTGCCAAACCTGTTGGCATTGGCAAACCGATCTTGTCCAGGATAAAGCCCTCCTGCAGCGGCTTCAGTATGTCCTGTATGTTAAGCGGCACGATAGAACCGTTTGTGATGTCCTGCACCATCATCATGTCACGCAACAGCATGATTTCGGTACGCTGACCCGCAGCGGCATTCTCACGAATAATCTTGATGGCGTCCTCCTGAGCATTTGGATGCTCGCGCAGGTGCTCTGCCGTTGCAGCCTGCATCTTCATCTGCAGCAACTGGTTATCACGCATCAGCGCCTCAAACTCCGTGTTCTCGGCATCGTTGCGCTCACGCTGCTCTTTCTCGCACGCGTCCGCAATATCTGTTATGCGGTCGCAGTTCTGCTGATACTGATTAATCAGTTCGCGAACGTTGTACTGTCCTTTCTTCTTGTTCATGTATAATACGAAATTAAATTAAACGGCGCTTTGCAGCGTGGCGCATTTCACGCAACTGCTTCCGCGCTTCTTCCTTCTTGCCTGCCGTTGGCTTCGAGGTGCCTAAGTGCTGCTCGCGCTTCAACTCCTCGGCTAACTCTCTTACCTCCACACTCGTGTCGGGGTAATAGGGGTTCGCTGCCAACGTAAAATCGTAAACGCCTGTCAAGGCTTTCACCCTATACGTGATATGGTTCACACCCTGCGGGTCTATTTGGTTCTGTCGCTCTACGAAATCGCTATCATAGTAACGGGTCGTAAAAGCGAAACTACAGCCGCTTATGTCACCACGGCGTACCAACTCCAGAGCCTTGTCACCATCTACCGTCTTAGGGGCTGAAAACTCAAACATCACGCCCTTATCGTCCACCGTGTAAGAAAGCGTACCACCGCCCTTGTTACTTCGGGCCAAAAGCAACTGGTTATCATGAAACATCGTCATCTTGATGTCCTGACCATCGAGAAACTCGCGGGTAACGGCTTCAGGGGCTATCACTTCCCTGGCCTCGCTATCCTCCTCGCTCCACAATGGGGACGATGGTACGTTAAACATTATAGCATATCCCGTTATCGTGCGGCTCGGCTCCTCACCTCCCGCTGCCTCCCTAACGTGCAACTCCGTAGGCGTGCACAAACATCGTCTTACAATGGTGTCTTTATTCTTCTTCGTCTTCTCCATTCTCTTAGTCTTTATCCTTGTCCTCGTCTTTGTCCTCGTCTTTGTCCTCGTCTTTATCCTCGTCCTTGTGCATCGGCGTTTCTACGCCGATGTTCCCCTCCTCGGTTATGTCCCTGAGGTTAGCCGATACCAGCACTTTGTCACCTCCCTCAACTGGCGGCCTGTTCTCCTCCTTGCGCCAGTCATTGACGGTATAGATGCCCGCGGCTATCGTTGCCGACTGGTATTTTATTCTGCTGTCCAAATCGCTTGCATACAGCCCCCGACGGTCAAACTGAAACTTACGTTTGCAGCATAACGCGGGGGCTATCAATTTACGCAACATCTCGTTTTCTATGTTCCTCAGCAATGGGTTCAGCGTATTACTCAAAAACGCCATGTTTGCCATCTCTGCTGACTTGTAGTTATTGCTGGTATCGTCAAAAACAAATGATGGATGCACACCGAAGAAACGGCAAATGTCTCGCACCGTAAACTTACGGCTCTCCAAAAACTGCATATCTGTTGACGATAGCGATATCTGCTTGAAGTCCACCTGTCCAGGAAGGCTAACAATACGCTCACCGGTCTGAAAGCGGCTATCTACGTCCTTGGCGGTCTTCTCCAGTTCCTGGTCTTGATACTCACCAAAGCCCGTTGTGGTCTTGTCGTTGCTAACGATACCCCTGACATTACCACCATTGGCAAAGCGCTTCAACGTCTCACGATCGCCTGTCACCGCTATGTCCAATGTCTGCTTGGCATACTCCAGCACGCTTACACCATGCTTGCCGTCTCTCGTATGTCCCTTGATGTGGATAACGTCACACTCACGGTAAACACCGGATAGCCCGTTTATCAGGTCGCTAATCGTGTATGTGTCGTTATACACATCATGGCTCACCGTGCCCCTGCCGCACAACACCAAACGATCTATTTCCATCGTTGCAGCATTATACACTGGCACAATGTAAGCATTACCCTCCAACAGCACATTTTCAACCGTCTCTTTCCAAAAGTCAAAAGCCGACTTGGTATAGTCGGGCTGCACCGTTAGGAGGTAATGCAAACGGCTACTCGTGTCCTCCACAAAGATGCCGTCCTTCAAACGCATATACTGAAATGGCAAATTAGCAACACTCTCACTAAGCAACTGCACACAACGGAATACTGTTGCCACTGACATAGCGCTATTCGCTGTGCCGAAAAAATTAAAGTACTGGGTATAATCGTCAATGCGTGGCACCGTTGCCGAAGACTCACCAGCAACCTCCTCAGCATCAGCACCACGCTTGACAAAAGCATTCCGTATCCTTTCCCAGATTTTCATAAACACCAACAAAAACTAATAGCCCCCAAAGATACAACTTTTTAGCCTACTCCGCAAATACGTTTCAAAGCAATAAAACCTAATAAAACGAGATAAAACGCCACACCCTACAATTTCTATTTTTTTAACAACCCCGTGCCGCGCAGCACCCCAACACATAACATGGAGATTACCGCTCACACGGGCTGAAAGCCCAACAGCACATAGCCCAGTGGCAGCGCCCTGGGTAAATGGCATAGAACCACCGCGCCCTGAAAAGGCTAAAGCGTAAAAAGCCACCCTGCCTCACGGCAAAGCGGCTCAAAGTGTTCTAAATATTTAATTCCATGTTTCCATGAAAACGTTAAACGCAAACCGAAAAAAACGTTCTTATGAGCATTAGTCCAAAAGAAAAGGCAAAAAATTAAAGTGCCTTAGATTCTTTCTGCCGCACAACGTATGCGGTTAGACAAATCAAAAAGAGCGTTACGCATTTGCTCGGCTTCTTTTTCACTGAAGCCGCCAACGCCACCGTTACCGTCTATACCGTCCATCTTGTGGTAAAACCAGGAAGAGGAACGCTGAAAATACGTATTGGCGAAGTCTCGCCATGAAATCGCCATCTGTATATCCTTGATTTTTTTCTTCATGTCGGAAATCATAACCGCTTGTGCTGCTACTTCCATTTCTGTATAATTTTTATAAGTTAATGATTTTATGTTAGAAGCCAACGCCGATTTGCTCGGCGTGGCTATTGGTTTCTCGTTCTCATGAATATGGCTGCCGTAGCATGTTATCAAACAACCGCTGTGCGTACAACATCAATTCGGGGTAGCCATCTGGGTAAGACTTGTTGTAATTTCTAACCGCCTCCAGTAATTCACGCTCGGTGGCCGTTACTTTCATTGTTTCTGTCTTTTCTTTCATTTTTCGTTGTCTTTTGTTTAACAATGCAAAGATACTACAAATTTTCGTATTCGCCAAACATTTACTACACTTTTTTGTAGTATCTCACAAATTTAACATTTAACGCTCAAACGTGTAAAGCAACCCTAACGTCATAAGCAGCGTTATCGTACCGTCTATCTTTCTGTACTGCGACACCTTCAGCGGCTTCTTGTTCTCTAAGTTGTCGGTGTCTATAACGCAGTTCTCCAGGCAGAAAACATTTATCGGGTTATCATTTAACTCTATCTTTGCCGGGTCACTGTACGCAAGCATCTCAAAACTCTCCACTGGCAGGTTAAAATTACCGTAGGTCTGACTATAGGGCGTGAGCACGTTCTTTGCACCTACTGACTTCAATATGCTCGTTAACTCCTGAGCCTTGTAGGCATCGTAGCCAATGCGAATTATGTTAACCAACTTACTGCGCCTTAGTATGTCCTCCGTAATCATCGCCGTGTCTATCCTCTGTCCTTGGCATAACTTCAGATAACCTTTCTCGTGCCAAAGCCTATACAGTTGCTCGTTCGGGTGCCCCTTCAACGCGCCCTCAGGAAAGTAATAGTCCGTATGTGAATAAAACTTCTTGCTCCCCGACAAATACACGGTGTATGATACTGCGCTGAAGTCATCGTGCACAGATAAATCAAATGCCACCGCACAATCTGGACGTCCTTGCACCATGTCGATGTCAAAACTGCCCACCAACTCCTGCGCCTTCTCATGGGTAAACCACGTCTTCTTGTCGTTGATCGTGAATACATTTAGCAATTTCGTACGGAAGGCTAACATGTTCTCTGCGGATAACTGTGCCGTCTGCCATTCGTTAGCGTAATAGTCGGGCTGCACCGTTATGCCCAAATGCGGCTGCACCTTTGCCCAGGTCTTCGGGTCGTCCTCGGCATCGTCCGCATCGGGCATAAAGATGGACGCAAACATCGTGTCGCTCTCTACCTCTCCACGCAATACCTTCAACACACCGTCTAACTCGTGGGCAAATGGACCGTCCACTACTTCACTGGCGGTGGTAATGACTATCGTCAACGGTTCACGCCTCGGTCCCATGGAGGTTGTAAGTACGTTCTTCAGGTCCGCTCCATTCTTCCCCGCCGTGTTCCTTGCCTGCGCATACTCGTCCATTATCACCAACGACGCAAACAAACCGTCCTTTGTACTGGCGTTAGCGGTTAGGCATTGTATCAAACTGTCACGTCCTCTATCCTTGAAGGTAATCTTCTCACGGTTCACCCTGAAGTGCTTGCCCTTCGGGTCTATGTCACACATGATTTTCCGAATCTCGTCAAAGCAGATTTTCGCTTGGTCATAACTGTTGGCACCTACATACGCCTGTGCGTTGTTGTCACCAAACAGCAGATCATAAACCGCCAATGCTGCGCACGATGTCGTCTTACTGAACTTTCTCGGCACAAACAGGTAGGCAGTGCGTATCAGTCTGCGTCCATCGCTCCGGGCAAAACCGTAGATATTGGCAAACTGAAACGCCTGCACCGGCGTTAACTTATAACGTGTGCGTCCTTGTAGCCCGGAAAAGCGTAGCGCCTCGTAGAAGCGGAAAAAACTCTTCACCCTGCCTTTCTTCCACTCGTACTTGTCAAGCATCTGCAGAAAGCGCTGCACCCCTAATATCTCATACAGGTTATGCCCGTCGGGGTTATCTATCACGCCAAACACATAATCGCCTATACGCTTATCAGTATCAACAAGCGCACGGCGGTAATTAGCGGCGCTGGCATACGCCTCACGCCCCCACTGCAACTTTCTCACAACATCGGCTTTATATTGCCGCCATCGTTTTTTCTCGTCCTCTGTCATTCGTCTTCCTCTGGTTTTACTGCTGCCAAAAAGTCGTTAAGTTCATCGTTACTACTCCTGCGCTCCTTGCTCTCGGTGTTCATACCCAAAGCACGCAGTGCCTTCTGGCCCTTCTCCAGCAACTCAACGTATAACCTCTCCCTCGGGTCTATCGTCTTACGCTCATTACCCTCACGGCTATACTCTACATTCACCGTCCGGTGCCCGTCCGCCATTATCTCATCACCCACCATGTCAGCACGCACCAACAACTTAGCGGTAATATCCACCTGGTAGGTAAGTTCCGCCGTGTACTTGCCCTGTTCCTTCAGCAACTTCACTATATACGCCTTCTTACTCTTCACCTTAGCCGCCATGCGCTTCCTCGCCTCATCTGCTGGCTCTGCGGCTATGCGCTTCCTCGCCTCATCCGCTGACTCTGCGCCTATATCAATCCCCACTTTGGCGGCAATGCGCTTAACTTCCGCATCTACGGCAATACTCTCGGCTCTCACCACCGCCGACTCCGTCACCTTCGGCGGCATGTACAGCATCGACTCCGCTACCTTCGGCAGCGCCTTCTCGCTATACCCACGTTTCTTCCCCTTAGTCTTCAGGTAGAAGATGGTGGCTGTAGTGTCCCCCGCACGAATAGCCTGTATCAGTTTGCTCTCCACAAAGTCCACCTGTGTCTCCGTCACCTCGTCCACCTGCGCCCTAAACTCCTGATCAGCGTTGTACCAACGGTAATACGTACTCCGTCCGATCCCTACTGCCTCGCACGCGGTGGCAATAATGCCATACCCCTGCCGCAAAGCAGCCAAAAACTTCTCTTTCTTATCTTCCATACCACTTCATTTTTCTTGTCTTATCTCCCATATCACTTCACTTTTCTTATCCTCCATACCGCTTCACTTTTAACTTATCCTCCATACCGCTTCACTTTTCTTGTCCTCCATGCCAACTTATCCTCCATACCGCTTCACTTTTCTTGTCCTCCATGCCTCTTAGTTTTTTATCTTCCATACCGCTTCGTTTTTCTTGTCATACATACCGCTTAGTTTTTTGTCCCCCATGCCTCTTAGTTTTTTATCTTCCATGCCTCTTAGTTTTTTATCTTCCATGCCTCTTAGTTTTTTATCTTCCATGTCACCTCGTTTTTTATACCTGTTCCATTCCCCCACAGCCCTAAAAAATTCCCCTCGCACACAAATTGGAGATGGCGGGGTTTAGTGATACCCACCCCCGAAATAAAAAACACGCCCCGGGGTAATCACAGAAATCTTTTTGCAAATCTCTTCAGGTGCTCTTTGGCTCTATTCCTGGCTTGCGCCTTACCGCACCTGCGCATTTCCGTGTGAGTCTTGACGTGACACTCGTGGCATAGGGCTTTGAGGTTGGAGTAGTCAAACATCAGGCGTTCTTTCTCTGCCCTCGTTAGTCCATTCTCCACAGGTATGACGTGGTGTACCTCCGTGGCTACCGTTACACGTCCCTCTTCCTCGCACCTCTCACATAGCGGATAGTCCGTCAACTTGTCGCGGCGTGTCCTTGCCCAGCGCATTGTGCCTATCATTCGTTTGTAATCTTTGTCTTTTGCCATAACTCTAATATTCGTCTTTGATTGTTATTGTTGCATGATACTTACGTACTAAGTAGTTGAGGCTGTCCAACAAACTTTGTTGTACTCCCTGCTTTCCGCTCAGAGCCACATCGGCTCGCTCATCTACGGTGTTGGCACAAATCAGTTTGTACACCTGCACTGGGTATTGTTGACCTTGCCTATGTAGTCGTGCGTTGGCTTGTTGGTATAACTCCAGATTCCAACCTGTGCCAAACCATACGATGTAGTGTCCACCTTGCTGCATATTCAAGCCAAACGCCGTGCTCATAGGGTGAGCCAATAGTACATCAATCTTGCCATCGTTCCACTCTCGCAATTCCTTTTCGCCCTCGTATGACTTGACTACATAGCCTTTCAACTTCTTGGTTATTCTCGTAACATCGTGCTTGAACTGATAGAACACTAACACATGATTGCCGTTGGCTGCTTCCACTATCTCGGCTAACTTATCCAACTTCTCATCGTGTATCTCGTGTACGTCCTTGGCATCGTCGTATATCGCGCCGTTGGCAAACTGGCTTAACTTATTCATCAATCCGGCTGCACTATTGGCTAATATATTGGCATTCTCGCCTGTATGTAGTTCCGTGAACTCCAAAACCTTTTCTTTCTCAAACTTGGTGTATGCCTCCATCACCTTAGGCGACAAAGTAAGTTTGGTTTCGTGGGTAATCATATCAGGCAATTGCA